TTACGTACGCTCTTATAATGATGAAACTCGCAAATGAGACTGAATTTCTTAAAATGCTATCTAAAAAACTGAGATGGAAAATAAGTGATAGGTTTAATTTTTCGGTAGATCTTTGGCTATGGATGAAAGGCATCACAGGAAACAAATTTGCGATGTTTATGTATTATTTAATAGCTATTCCAGTTGCCTTTTTTTCTGTTATGTGGAATAAAGTAATTTACACTCTCGGTGGATTCGGAAAAGAAGTTCCACAAGACAAATACGTTTTTACATCTAAAGAAAATTTATCTAAAAGAAAGCTTTTCTTTAGAAAATACATCTATCCCATATATGCAATATACCAAAACGCATTTGTCTTATATGCAACTCCTGATTCTATAGGAAAGAAAATACTTAAACGAATATTTTTATGGAACATCGATAAACAGAATTTTTTGCTTAGAATAATGTTTGGAGGAAAGGTTAGTAAAGAAGAAGTATATTCGTATAAATCTATGACGGGTACAAGATGGACAGCGTATCTAAATGATCTTAATGATAGATCATCTCTTCAGATAGAAAAAGATCCGCTTAGGTTAGAATTCAACGTAATAGATGTTGATCTTCTTAGAAAAATGTATGAAACAATAGGCAAAGATATATAAATAAAAACTATGATAAAGGATTTATATATAAAGACTCCAGATGATCCTAATTATAATGAAAATATTTTAGAACATTCTGATCCAATAGAAAGTATAAAAGCAAAAATAAAAATGATTTTAGGTACTAGACAGGGTCAAGTGTTTGGAGATATAAATTTTGGAGTAGGTATTGAAGATCTTATATTCGAAACAAAGATTAATAAACTTCAGTTAGAAGAAAACATATCAAAACAGATTTACCAGTATATTTCAGAATCTAGAGATTATCAAATAAGACCAGTTGTTCAGTTTGGAAAAGCAGATGGCTATGATTATTGTGTTATAGATTTTTATATCAATAATGAAAAAACAATGGGAATATTAGTATCATAAAAATAAAATTAAATAGAAAAAATGAATATATTTAATACTGCAAGGATAAAATTAACAGAGCTTTATGAAGATTCGATAGCTTATTTAGAGACAGTCTATTCTGGAGTCGGCCAATACTTTTCTGTTGCGTCACCTATGGGGCAGTTATTGCAAGTGATACTTAATTACGGTAAAATGATTTTATACTATAATGAAGATTCCATCACAGAGCTTAATCTTAATACTGCAACTAGGCCAAACAGCATAAGAGGATTAGTGAGTCTTACTGGCCACAATCCATCGCGTGCCATGTCTGCTAGAGGTACTATAAAACTTAATTATAATGGTCAAAAGACTAATCTTTACGCTAGTACAGTTACTATACCAAACTATACGACTATATCAAATATTCAAAATGGTTTAACATACACTATAATACTACCAGGCGAAGAAATAAGAATGGGGTTAACTGATATTAATAGTTCTGTAACATGTAATGTAGTACAAGGAGTTTTAGAATACCAACAAGCAACTGGATCTGGCGAGCCTTTGCAATCTTATAATTTTGCAGTAAAAAGTGGAACTAGTATAGATAATTATTTTGTTAATGTTTATGTTGATGGTGTAAACTGGCCGGTAGTTTCATCTATATTAGATATGAACTTTAACCAACAGTGCTGCATGGTAAAAACTGGTCAAACCGGAGGTTTAGATTTGTTCTTCGGAAATGGATATAATGGTGAAATACCTAGACTTGGTGCGACTATACTTATAGAATATTTATTAACTGATGGAGAAGCTGGAAATATTTCTACAATGCAATCTAGTCTTCCTAATCAATGGAAGTTTTTATCTTCTGGATTTGCACTTAACAACGAAACAGTAGATTTAAACAAGCTTTTAAACGTAACTATAGAAAAACAGATATTATTTGGAACATCAGATGAACCTCTTTATTTGACCCGCCTTTTAGCGCCTCATATGTCTAGAAGCTTCGTTTTAGCTAATACAAATAACTACATTTACTTCTTACAGAAGCTGAATATGTTTACTATAATAGATGCAATACCTGGGTTTGCTACATTTGAAGATCAATACGTACTAGATAAATATAAAATGTATACTCAGAAACAAGATCTTCTTATGCAAGAATATAACAAATTAGTTACAACACTTGGTATAGATGCTCAAAAAACGAAGGATAAAAAAATAGAGTTAGATGAAAATTATTCACAAGTTACTTATTACTCCAAAAAAATAAAAGAACAACAAAAAGATGATAATACCATTTATCTGTTTTTAGTTCCTGATATAAATAAGAGAATACCATCTGGAAGTAACTATTATACAGCACCTATAAGTGCATTCGAATTAAGTGACAATGAAAAACTTGCTATATTAGATTTGATAGAAGAAAGTGGCCAAAGAATAATAACAGTAGATAATCAGATACTAAAAATAGAATATCCTCGTTTTGTTCTTAATATGTCACTTATACTGTGGGAAGGATATAGTTATGATAACGTAAGAGAAAACATCATAAGCGTAACAGGTGATTACTTTATGAGAAATACTAGAAGAGATAGGATTCCAGTTTCTGATATTATTAAAATAGTAGAAAATGTTGATGGAGTTGACTCCGTAAATGTTTGGTTTGATGCTGACAAAGCTAATTTTAACATATACAATAATTTCTACGGCATAGATGATTTTGGAGATATAATATTGGAAAGATTCATAAACGATGCATGGGGAAATAAAGTTCCAGTAAGGGATATTTTTCCAGTATTCAAAGGGGGATTTTATAATCCTTCTGGCTTATACTATGAAGATTCTCTCAGCAAATCTAAACTATCATCATTAAACATACAAGTAAGAGGTTATACTAATAAGTCTAACACTATTGCAAACAAAGCAATATTAAATAATTTATAACATGAATTTTTCAGATAGTAATACAACAGGAAAAAGGAGATTATATCTCGTTCGTCAACCTTATGCTTATAGTGCCAAGCACACCAACGATGTGTATCTTAATATGGGATATAACTATAATGGAAACATATTAACTAATGGTACTTCTAATGAGCTGTGGGCCAATCCACAACAGATAACTTCTATAAGAAGATTAGAAGGAATAATAGTTTTCCTGATAGAGACAACAAAGAATATAAAGAAACATTTTTCCATCGCACACGATAAGGATACAACAAATATTTTATAAATATGGCTAACATAAATAAGTGGAAAATATTTAATAAACAAGGATCACCAGTCAGTTTATATGCAGATTCATACATAAACCTAAGAATAGAAGACATTGGATCTGGAAAGGAAGCTGAAGGATACTTCATAACAGATGTTAGTGGTAAGATATCAAAAACTGAAATAGTTAGCAGTGGCTACCTATACGATCCGTTGACTACATCAGTATACTATACAGATATATTTGAAGGTGTTGAACACATCATACCCATCGATTCTTCCGTGCTTTATAAAGATGTATCCATATTTAATCCAAATCCGCAAAATACAAAGGGTATTTTAGATATAATCACAGATATTTCTACTTTGCATTCGTATCCTTCAGTAGTTTATAATGGAAACATATACATGAATCCGGTATCACAAGGTTTAGTAGAAACAGAACACCTGTTTTTTCTAGAAGAAACCAGCATTGGATATGTTAGACCTTACGATGCTAGCAATAATATTTTAGTTTTACAGATGATAGGAGATGAAGATCAGATTCAATTTTTTGAAATAGATGAAACCACTCAGACTGTAAATTGGACGGATATCATATCAGTAGAAATGGGAGTAGATGTACCACCTATAACTCCATATTACGATGCCAATAATAACGTGTTATTAAATACTAATGTAATTCCTATAACTATAAATGTTGGGTTTAGGTCTGATGAAGAAGGTGTATATAAAAGAACTTTACGAGTATATCATGTTGTAGGAGGAGATTACTACACGGTAGCAGAAATAGTGGTTAATGCTCAATCTATTGGTGAAGATGAAAGATTTAGGACTCTTATAACTAATTTTGGTATGCCGGACCCTAAAGATTTTCCAAAGCTTTTTAAAGAAGCTGACATAAATGAAGATCTTCCAGATTTTGAAATAGTTAATTACAAATCAAAACATATGATTCTTGAACATAACACTATACTGCCATATATAGGAACATATAAAGCTTTAATCAATGCTATTAAATGGTTGGGATATGATGACATATATATAAGAGAATGGTTTAAAAACGTAAAAACAGATAAAAAACTTTCGCTTATTGTACCATATAATGCTAAAGATAGAACGCAAACCATACTTTCTTTTTCTCCTGAACAGAGAATAGAGATGAAAAAATTAAATCAGCTTTCGCTTATTTATTGTATAACAAGAGAAACTTCTGAATTCGATAAATTTGGAGTTCCTATAACAGAAGATTGTTATTCATATAACTTAAATGAAGTTTTGATTAAACTATTTGCGTTAAAATCGTGGTTAGAAAAAAATATAATAGGTGTAAACGCAAAAATAAT